GCTGCTTTAGCCACCGGAGCAGGTGAAGCTTCTACATCATCGCCGCCACGGCCTTGAAAACCGCTAGGCTTGTAATACTGGCTCCAACGATCTGGATCATATGCTTGACCATCTACTGATGCCTCGAACATTTCTTTTAGAACCTTGAGTTCGACTTCGCCGGGACGTTTGGGCAAGAAATCTGCGAGATTGTAAAGACCAAAACTATCAATCGCGCCTTGTTCTTGTGCTGTTAATGCAGTTTCTTTACGGCTCCACTTGCTGGTGCTGTAATCTGCATAGCCGCCTTTTGATGTTTTTGTAACAGTAAAATCCAATCCAGCGGTGTAATCTGTAGGCATGCTTTCTAGTTCTGGGTCCATTAGTGCAGCCTTGATTAAATTAAAAATCTGGGGACTAATAACGAATCTACGAATTGGATTCTCGGGTGTTTTGTCGTCCGCTAGTGGATTCTCTCTCACAAAACCTTGGAACAAATATGATTTTTTCTTCCAATACTTACGACCCATTTCTTCTAGTCCTGGGTCTTTGAACCAAGTGCGTACTTCGGCTAGAATGGGACATGCATCGCCATACATTTCCACGCATGGAACTTGAACAACTACAGGTTTTGAATCTGCTTGTCCTTTGATGCCTGCAAATGGCAAGCGAATCATCAGTCGCTCAACCCAGAAGAATGAGTTTTGTGTGTTAGCGTCTGGTAGGAATCTAATTTTTGCACTTGAGCCTTCTGGAATGTTCCAGTGTGCATAAATGGCGTTGTCGCCTTGTGATTGTCCGCCTGATTGACGGTTTTCTTGCGCTTGTAGTTTAGCGCGAATTTCTGCTAAAGATGTGGCCATAATGTTTCTCCTTATAAAATGCCATAATGTTTGTGCCTAGATACACAACTGCACCGTGCAATTGTATAACATGTTTATTTATCGTGTCAAAATATTTTAATTATTTTTTAACCAGACCGGCTAATTTACGTAGTAAACTTAGATCTTCACTTACTACTGGTTGATCCATTGTAGTTGCACCCACTGGTTGCGGCGATGGTGCAGGCTGTTGCGGCGCAGGTTGGGTATTGGCGTTTTGTTGCTGTAAAATAGTTAATAAGTTTTGAGCCAATGCTCTTTCTCCGTTTGACATCAACCAACCTATAATGGTGTTTCTAATGTCGGAATCAGGTCCTTGTGCCTGTGATAATTTTTTGATGGAACTTTGTAAATCTTCTGAATTCAAGTCTTGAATATGATCAATTGCTGCAATACCATCTACACCATCCATACCAGCTGCAATTGGTTTTTGAAATAATCTCACTAGATTATCTTCATCAATGTCGTCTGTGTCTGAATCCCATGTTGCTTCTGTAACACCGTGTGCCCACGATTCGAATTCATTGGTTTCGGTTGTATTCATTTTTTTCCTATTTTGATAGGCTTTGTAAACAAAAGGTAGTGCTTCATTGAAACGATCATCGTATATTTTTTTGACAAATCTTTCCTTTAGTTCATCAATGTCCACTTCTTCACCAATCTCGCCAGGGTTGGCCATCATGTTCATTAGTAATTCTTGCCCTCTACGACCTTGGAATTTTTTCAAGTTGTTTCTTACTTCATTGTATCTGTGAATAGCAGCTTCTACCATGCCAGTTGTTTCTGTATCTTCAAATGTTCTATTGCGCATGGCGCGAACAAAATGGCGCATTGATGCCATTTCATTAACCATTTGATTTATCAATTGACTGCCTTGATCACCAATAGTGCCACCTTCGCTGAGATGTCTGGCTAAAGCTCTTGCACCATCTAGATTAGTGTGATCCAATAAAAATCTTTCACCAACAGGTGTTTCTACAAATACATGTTCAATTTGTCTAGCACGATCACCGCGCTTTTCGGGATTAATTTGATCCCTATGCTTTATTATAATTTTATGCTTGCCAACATCACCAAAACTCACACGCTTGTTATTACCCAAACCGTACAAGCGTCCTTCGGAAATGGCTAATTCATCTTTGTTGAATGTAGCATCGGATCCAGCCTGCTGTCTGATATCCTTTAAATCTAAATTGCTACGATTAATATCTCTAGTATCAAAAGTTAACATATTTCTGCGAGCGAAATTCTTGATATCGCGTAAAAAACTAAACCACTCCTTAGATTGTGCTTCATCTAAGCTGTCAGTTATATTTGAGCCATAATAAATTTTTAAACTGTTTTCGTCAATTAAACTTATAGTAACGTTGCCAAAATTCTTACCGTCACTGCTTATATAGTCAAAGTTAAAAAATCGTGCTTGTTCTGGATCAGTGATTTGTTGGGCTTTGTCGTCCCCGATATTAACACTATCAAAACGGCTTCTAATTTTATCAAACAGAGCTGAGGAAATTTTATCTAGTTCACGCATAATATATTATTTATGGTTAAATTTGCCAAAGTAGGTATAACTACTTAAACGCAGTTTATTTGCCGGCAGCGTTTTTGTCATCCCATGCCATTGTCCTGGATGATTTAACATAAGATACCCTGTATTAGGCTTGTAAGCAAAAGCGTATCGTGCATGCTGCCCTTGACTGTCATGATAGAAAACTGTGCCCAACTCTGTATCTCCATCTAGTAGATAAATTTGCATGGCCATTAGCGGATTATAATTTCTTTCGGCGCCATCCTCATGTACAGCACAGTTAAAGCCCTCATAATCCATCCAAAAACTACTCCAACATGCTTTGTGTTCAAAAGTTATAGCAACATGTTTTTCAATGTTATCTAACACTTGATTGTAATAGTTATCAATATGCGACAAAGGGGATTGATCGTTGGGCAACAATTTTCTACGGTTCCAACCTGTTTGCATTTGCTGTTCTTCCCAATTATATTTCCAAAGTTTTTCTAAACTAATTTCTTCAATTAAACTTGTTGGAAGTATATCTTCAATTAGAAATAAATCAGGAACATTATCAATTGGAGTTATTTTCATATAAGAATAAATGGCATTGGTGCTATGTAGTCATCCAAACTATCACGTAATTTTTCATCTAGATTAGCATCAAAACTTTGTAGTGCTTGAACTATTCTCAGACTTAATAATGTAGCAGATACTAAATCATCTGTTTCGCCTATTTTTGCTTCAAAACTTACGCCATGAGCTACAAAAGTTTTTAGTTCACTTATTAGATTTTTACTACAAATGGTCATTTTTTTGTTTTCTATTAGATTTTTCAATTTAGCACAAACTGCTAATTTACTTTTATTTGTAGTTGTAAATCCTTTTCTATATAATCTAGATTGTCCTGCTTTAACTGGTTGACTAATAAATGTTCCGCGAATATTTTCTTCGCCAAATTCTGATATAACAACCAAGGCAGCTTCACCCAACGTATTATTTTCAACTGAATAGTAAATGTCATTTGTGGTGCCTATGGTGTCAAAAATATACTGACAAATTTCTTTAAGAATAGTTATTTGTCTTTGAATAGGAGTTTTATTGTGTTGCCATTCTGCAATTTGAATCATCGAAGGCAACTCAAAAACTTGTATGGCCGCATAATCGCCGCCGGTGCCTAAGCTGGGATCTAGCCCTATCACGTAGGTGTTGTTTCTTTTAGGCTTTTGAAACCAACGTACTTGTCCCTGAAGTTCAATGGGGTCCCTGCCTTGAAGTTCAGACAATGTAATACTATTAATTAGTGTTTCATCATAAATTAAAAATTCACAGCCATGTTCTCGTCTAAAACGTTCTTCACCAATGCGACCAATTTCTTCTGCTTTCCAGACTTCATCACGATCAGGATGTTCCCACCATGAAGCTTGGTAAGCGCGAAATCCGTTTATACCTAAATGGGTAGGATTGCCGTATTCGTCAACACACTTGTTTGCTTGTTTCCATATAAATGCAAATTGATCTTCGTCTGAATTAGGAGTGCTGGTAATAATAGCTTTACCACCAGTGCTTAGTGTAGGCGAAATTGAAGTCCAAAATTCTTTAGCAATAGTAGGACGCACAAACGCAAACTCGTCACAGTAAAGTAAGGTAATACTCATACCTCGCCCGGTTGTTTCAGTGGTTGTTTGACTAACAATACGTGATCCATTTTCAAAATCAATTGAGCCTTTATTATAGCTAGTAACTCCAGCACGTATCCAATCAGGGCATAATTCGTATGCATATCTTACACGTTGCATAATCTCCTGCGCACCAGTGTACTTGTGAGCAGCGATTAGAATCGTGCTGTCCGGACGGAACATGGCAAACCATAGCAAGTAGCCGGCGGCACTTGTTGTTTTACCAGTTTGTCTAGGCATTAAGCTAATACTGAATCGGTTGTTGTGATAAGTACCTATAAGTTTTTTTTGATATTCAAAGGGTTCATACAACATTTTACCTTTTACAGGATGTTGTATATAAAAGTAATTACTCATAAAATATTCAGGGCCGTCAACCGGATCTGCGCATCTCGCGAATTCTAAAATCTGATCCTCGGTCATATTGACTTTTTGATACGGACTCTTTATAATGTTATCATTAGGCTTTAACATATTTTTACTTATGGTTTAACTTATTTTGCCAGTATTGTTTTCTGGCATCTGCCATTCGTTGCTTTGTTTCTTCCGAATGTTTTTTTCCAGCAAATTTTCCAATCTTTCCAGTATTTGATTTTCCTATTTTTAATCTAGTTTCTTCACTATGAGTATAACCATAAGATTTTCCTTTTTTGGACTGTGATAATTTCTTTTTATGTTCTTCAGATTTTGGTTTACGCATTTTTTGTTTGTGGTCTTCTGATTTTGGTTGAGTGTTTTTTCCTTTGAGGCTGTTTGAAATTTTAAGTTTTTGTTCTTCAGACATAATTTTTCCAAGATTAGTCCCTGGTCTTTCCTTACTTGCTTTAACGAGGTTATTTCTTACAATTTGATATGACCTTGCAGTAGGTTTATATCTTTTAACTCTTTTTATGCCGACTATCATCATATAAGAAGCATACCACATTTTTCTTCTATTAATACCGTCAACCATTTTAGTTAGTAAAAGATGACATATAAAGTGTTCCTTTGGCAATAAATTCACTAGATTATTTGGAGAATTTGATCCTCCAATGCTTTTTGGTATAATGTGATGTTGTTCAAAGTATCCTTCGCTAATCTTTCTTGACTTTGCATTATCGATTATTTTATAATACCACTTTGTATATTTGTTTTGTAAATACATATTTTAGCCTCGTCCATAATTATTTATCAAGAAAGTTTGTTTTGCATACTTTACTTTTAAACAAAGATTACCAACCTATTTCTGTGCTTCCACTTAGCGTAATTGATTGGCGTCATGCTATCAAACTTATGTTTCTTGGCCGTATAAATGTTATAGAAACTTATCCTGACTGGATTGTACATAGCGAGAAGCTTGCTTTAAATGTTCCTAGTGTAGCTATTACCAAAGAATATTTTAATTTTAAGCGTAGAGTAAACTTTACTAGGCACAATATGTATCTGCGAGATCTTTATCAGTGCCAGTATTGTGAAGATACATTTGACTTCAAGGATCTCACAATTGATCATGTAATACCATTGAGCTTAGGTGGTCTGACGAATTGGGAAAATTGTGTTACCAGTTGCAAGGCTTGTAATTTTGAAAAAGCCAATAAACTTAAAAAACCTATACGCAAACCTTACAGACCGGATTATTGGGCACTAGCTGCTGCATGGAAACACAGTCCGTTTAGAGTAAGAGATCATAAGTGGAATCAGTATCTAGGTAGAGATAGTGCTGCTGCTTAGTTATTTTGCTATTTTTTTTGCCAATCTTTATAGTTGACTGTTTTTTGTTTTTCTTTCCCGAATCCTGGTTTTAGAAAATCTAAAGTGGCTTTATCATATCCCCAGGACAGTCCAGGCTCATTTATTGTTTTAATATTTACAGGGTCAATTACTTTTGCAGGAATTGTAGTTGACCCAGCTTGTTGATGTGCCGCTAACCTATGATGTCCATCTACAACTTGGTAACCAGTATCTGTTGGCTTTACGACAATAGGTGGAACATCTTTCCCTGCTTTTACAGCAGCAGCCAATCTGTTAACTTTTTGCGGATTAGACTGAGCCTTTTCTGGTGGTTCAAAAGTAGTTAGATACTTAGGACTAACAGGAATAACCGGTGTAGTGTCATGCTCTGGCCGACTATAGGCAGAACCTGCAGCACCACTTTTTGGAAACATGGATGATGGTGCAACATTTTGTACTGCCCGCATCTGACGAATACCACTTGGGCCTAGAATATCTTGTGCGCCTTGCTCTCTCTTATCAGGCATAAAGGTATCTATCGTTCCGCGCTCTTTATACCTACGAAGCTCAGGACTAATATCCGGGCCTTGTTGTATTTGTATTGGTTCTATTTCGTTTATAAATTCTTTGGCACGCATAGCTAAATTGGTCGTTCGCCTGTAAGATAAGGCTTACTAAACCAAAGTTTGAACCACTCTTCGGTGCCCGGGCGAATATCATGTTTTTTCATGAGTTCGCCCTTTTCGTTGCCTGTTACAGAGATGTTACTGCCTGCAAAGCCCTTGTATTCCTGCATGACTGCACGATTGCCTATGCCGGCCAATAGTTTCAGTTGTTGTAAGTCATCCATTAATGTTCACCGTAGGGAATAATAGGACGATCATCATCGGAATGTTCTGGCCCTAGTTGCACCATGACTGTTTAGCTTCGCCATAATACTCTCTAGCGAATCCATTTTGAATCAACATGGCGCGAAGACTTTGTCCGTCTAGGATCATGTCGCCTAATACACGCCCGCCAAACTTGTCCCATCCATAAAGAATGACTTGCCGTTTAACTGATTTGGCCACTGCATTTTTTGTGAATACGGTAGCTGCTTGTCCTCTTTGATCTTCACTGGCACATTGAGCGCGATGACCTTTTTCTGGTGTATCAACTCCAAAAACACGCACTGCTAGTTCCGGTTTTAAAGGTGCTGGTAAAAATGGAGCAGCAATAACTACTGTATCTCCGTCATTGACTCTAACCACTTGTGCGTCGTATGTGACACCTTGTGGTTGTTTTTGAGCAAACGCTAAACCAGGTACTAATAATAGAACAGCTAATAATTTTTTCATTGATTTTCCTTTATGTTTTTGTATATGTTGTTTGTATGTTTTGTCCAGGCTGTACATTTTTACCTGCTCCGCCAAATCCAACACCTTTGTCAACGCGAACGTTGTGTGTTTGGCCCGGCGAACCTAATGCACCAGTTGTGTCTTTAAAAGACGTTTGAACTTGTGATGTTCCTGCTAACTGACCTTTGTTGTATGCAGGACTGTTTTGTGTGACTGTTGCATTTAAATTTGGTGCCACTTGTCGTGTGGCAGAAACACTTCCTGCGCCGCCTGGTGTAAGATCCTGTTTGGCTGTAACTTTTGTACCGCCTACATCTGTAGTGCCTGTAACGGTTTTGGCTGATTTGTCTACTGTCAAGCTTGAATTGTCACCCACATTTACTGTTGCAGATGTAGGTTCTTCAGCAAGGATATCTAAATACCGCCTAAAAAACCTCGGGTCAGTCATCACCAAGACCTACATGACCAGTATCTTGCCTTCCATCTTGGTCCAGGATTGTCGCAATTGTGTCTAGCTCTGAAACTTTTGCGACGCTTGGGATTTGACTTTTTGATACGCATGTTAGGATCACCAAACTCAACTTTGACAATATTGCCATTTGGCTTTCTTACATACACCTTAGATTTTTTTACATCACCTGCCATCTTCTTGCCTAAAGGTACCTTGCGTCCACGATATTCTGCTTCTTCCAGATCATTGTCTGGAGATGTTTCAAAGTTGTGGCTACGAGCATCTTTTTTGCCGTTGATAGGACTGGTAGAATCTTGAGCAGGGGGCATGTTTGAATCCTCATTGAGGTATCCTACAT